TCAAAAAGGCAAGTAGTATCTACATTACCTCCTTCCCACATTGTATATGGTAAACCATTATCACCAAAAGATGTTATCTTAAATCTATAAAATACATCTATGTTTTCATCTTCCGGATGACTAATATTAATATTCTTTCTCCATATACCATTTCCTCCAATATCCTCCATTGGTATGTCAACCCAATTTGCAACACTAGTTTGTATAAATACTTGTGCATCTTCATAATTAGGTATCTCATCTGTGATATCGTTCAGATCCAATCTAAAAGTGACTGGTTCCATAATTGACCCATAAGATGGTGGATCAACAATTGTGTCTTGTGAAATTACAAACAGTGGTAACAACAATAAACTGAACAGAAATTTTTTCATATTTCAAATCCCATATTTAATAACATAAATCTAAATCTAGATTTTTCCCATTTTATTTCTAAAATAGTAAAAGTACCAACTCTAAATTCAAGATAGTACTTCTCTTTTTTGTTTCCGGCATCAAAGCCATTTATCCAATTAACTTTCATAACATTTTCCCCTTTATTTAGTATAGTAAAAACTACTTCCTTAATTTATCGTTTTTACTCTTTTCAGTATCAAATCTTCTGATTCTCTTCTGTTTGTCCCTATAGAAAACTAATTTTTCATAAAGTTTTTTTGCTAATTCTTTTAATGTTTTAGGATCATTAATATCCATAAGTAATTCATCCATGTTGGCATTTAAAAGTCCTGTTACATTTGGTGGTGCAGGTACATTAACCCCGTCCTTAGTTGTTTCACTTCTTCTTATTTTCTCGCCTGCTTTTACTGCTGCCTTATATGATTTAGATCTAGGATCTGATTTTTCACCACGTTTTTTCTTTGCATGAATATTATGCCAAAGTCCTTTGCCTTTTTCACTAAGTATGTTTTTCATTTTCATAATATTCTATCCTTTAAATAATTTTTTTTTACCACCTTCATATGTATATGCATGGCCTTCGTTTATTAAAGTTTCATTTATACTATATTGTTTACCTTCTGTATCCTCTATGAATATTTCACCAAGAACTCTACCATATTTTCCAACACCATAACTCTTTAATCTAAAAAGTCCTGGTTTAGAA